TCTGCTACTGCTGCTCTACCCAATGCCTCTGTCGTATAAACACCCGCTTGTATTAATGCTGCATCTCGCGCCGCTTCTGCTGCTACTGCGCTTGCGTTTGTTGCCATGACATCTAAACCAGTTTGCACGCGGTCTGCTGCTGTTGCCGCTGCGTTAGCATTGGTAGATATAACATCAAGTTCGGTCTGTTCTGCATTTTCAGTAGAAATAGCGGCTTGTGCTTGCGTTTGGTTTTTATAAGTGTTTGCTGATGTTGCTGATAATTCAGCGGACAATGCATAATCACGAGCTTGGTTTTTATAAGTGTTTGCATTGTTTGCGCTATTAGCAGCCGCACCTGCTGAACTGCCAATTGAGTAAAGGTTATCTCGGTCAAAATAAACAACATCGTTCGCATCTTTTAAAATCAAACGATAGGCAATGTCATCATCTAAATATAAATTACATTCACCGTTAACGTCTAAAATAATCGGGTTAGCGTTTTCAGTACCCTCGCCATCGGAATAACTTACGGCGAGGGTGGTAGTACCTGAGTAATATGTAAACAGTTTGCCACCGAACAAAGGCGCATTAGTGCTGTTAGTAAAAAATCTTGGTTTAAGCAATGGTGATAATGATACGCTCATTGGTTTTTATCCTGTCTTGGTGTGCTAGTTGATAACGCGCCTAATGTGCCGCTTCTGCTTGCAGACTGCACCTTTTGCGCTTGTATTTGCTCAATCATTTGGCCAAGCGTTTTTAAATAGTCTTGACTCTGTTTGCCAGTTAGCAAGTATTGTTGCCCCATATAATCACGCACTTGCTCAGGTACGGCCATTTTATTCCATGCTTGAGCAGCTTTGCCAACTGCCCCGACTGGACTGCCCGACATTAACAATGCCGCGCTTTCGCCAGCGTCTTTTAATGGGTCAAGGCCAAGCTCAGACAATGCCGCTTCACGATTAGCCGTTTGACTGCCTGTATTTACTGTATAAATGCTTTTAAGTGTTTTTTCACCTTTAAGGATTTTTACAAGTTGGCGATATTTTTCATGCCCCAATGTTTCGTATAATTGCTTGGCAGTGTTTCTGTTTTTGGTAATATCGGTTAAGAAATTGCGCCCCGATGGTGAGCCTAACTTCTCTTCTAGCGCACGAAACACGCCAATGTTATACGCCTCTAGCTCAGGCGCATTTAGTAATGCGCGTTCGTCTCGAATATCCATGCTATTCTTTTTGAATATATTCGCGCCTTCTTCTACCTGTTTTATAAGACGTGTTGGCTCTGCAAACTTTTGATTCGCTAATCTGTAAATAGACTCGCCCTGTGGCGTAGTGGGTGAGGATTGCTCTAACTTAGCCATTAAATCGCGTCTTAAATCCCCAATAACTTTTGGCTTATACCCTTTGCCTGCGCGTATTAACTCGCCCTCAGCATCACTCATTGCACGTTTAAGCAACTCTAAGCGCATTAACGGGATTTCTGTCGCGCCGCTATTAACATCGACCATCTTGCGAATGTCTGCAAAATCATCGCCTTTAATTCGAGATATAGCGTTAGCTTCTCTAATAAACGAATTTGCGCGTGATACTAGCCCCCTAACCTCATCATCAATTGGCACTTTCACATTATCTAAAACATCGTAAAACGGCTTAGATTCTAATGTGGCTTTTTGCTCTAGTGCGGTAATTGACTTGTTAAAATCGGGGCTACCATTACCTAAAACTCTATTAACACCGTTCAAAAACCGCTTTGATGCGGTATCAATTAGCCTGTTTTGCACTTTAGCAACCGCAGGAGCAGTACGACCACTCAATAAAGTAATAGCATCAAGTGAACGTAACTCGTTAGATTTATCACCACTTAATGCCGCTAATGGTGTGCCTACGGGCATTTTATCTACTTTGTTTGCCAATACTGTCGAATAAGGTATTTGACCGCTAACATTGTTATTTGCGCGTCCTGTTTGCTCGATTGCTTCGGCTATTTTTACATCGCCTTGTTGTTGCATCCATTGGCGCGTTTTTTCGGGTAATCCTGCGAAGGGGTCAAACGCACCAACTTGGCCGCCTTGATTTATGCCGCCCGCGTTTTTAACCCCACCAAAACCGCGTATTAATAGATTTTTACTAAGACCTCCGACTGCGGACAATGTTGGCTGTAAGACTGCCCCTGCCACCGCGCCAACGCCTGCGCCTTTTGCGGTATCTGTGGCAACGGACTCTATATCCTGCCCCTCGCTAGTACCTAACCCGTACGCACCACCCATAACCGCGCCTGTTTTTGCGGCTTGTTTTGCCAATTTAGCAGCGTTAAACATCTTTTGTGCTTTGGTTAAAGCAAGTGGTAACTGTGGAGCGTTAAACGGTGCGGCAAGCATAAGTGGTGCGCCTGCCATTGCACCTGTGATGCCTGCTGTCCACGGATAATCTTCACTATATTGTTTCTGTGCGCCTCTGATTATATCTCTGTTTTGAGTGTAGGCTTGCTCAATATCATTTCCTGTCACTAACGCACCTAATGCGCCTAATCCTCCATAGATTTCATCACCAAAACCTAACGTGGCTTGGCTGATTGCATTAATTGCGCCCTGTGCAGGAGATGATAAAGCGCGTCCGCGTTGCTCATCTTTATTAACAACAGTATCAAAGTAGTTGCCAACTTTTGGCTGTGGTTTTTTAGATTCAACAACATCAAAATAATTTCCGACTTGTGCTTGTGCCATTACGGTTTCACCCATAGTTTGCCATCGGGAGCGATATAACTTTCACCTGATTTTACTTTGTCTAAATCGGCGCGAGTTTTAACGATTTTGGTTTGTGGCGTGACTTTAGCATCAACTTTTTCGGGCTTATCGTCTTTTTCAACATCATACACCGCTACCCGTTTAGGGTCTAAACCGTATTCATTAGAGATTTGCCCATACTTTTTGTTTAGATTACGTTGGGCTTCATTCGATGCGTTAGAGTACGCTTTTATGAGTTTAGCAAAGTCAGCTTTCTGTTGCTTAGTTAAAACTTGGCCAGATTGGATAACGTTTATATAGTTTCCCATTCTATCTAACGCGCCGTTTGTCTTCATAGCCATTGCTAATTCAGATTCACGTACAACAGAACCTGGGTCTAACATTTTCATAAACGCAGTAGCACTTGCCAAAGTTGCCGCCGCTGAATCGTCATTTAAACTAGACTCAATGATTTTTGCTTGTCTTGCAATTTCAACAAAGTTAGTGCTGTCTTTTCGGTAATCATCGCGCAATTCACCTTCTAGCTTTATCTTTTGATAGCCTGAAATTGGCTTTTCAGGCGCAGGAGGTGTAGGAATAGAGCCGCCACTCATTAGCGTGCCATCGCTCATTAAGATTTTAACTTCATTCGTACCAGGCACTTGTACAGTGGCAGGTTGGCCGTTACGCATCAAAGGCGTTACTTTGGGGTCTTTTGGCTCTTCATAGGGCTGATACCCATCAACAGGCACAACGCCCGTTTCAGTCATGGCCAAAAATAAAGGCTTGTTAGTTTTAGGGTCAACACCTTTAGTCAATCCCCCAAAATACTTGGCAGGATTCTTTTCTAATTCTTTGAGTTTTTTAAACGCATCAAATGCTAAATCAGGGTCTTGATTAGCAATAGCTGTTTTAAGTTGTATATCTAAATAATCTTTTAAATCAGGTGTACGACCTGCCACCGCTGGACTAACCATCTCGCGGTTAATATCAAAATTCCCCTGTAAAATGTTTTCGCCAAACAAGGCAGGTTGCGGCATATTTTGGCCGCGTTCGTTAGCCAAAACGCCTGTCATACCTTGTGGCATTTGTCCGCGTTGTGGTGTTTGCTCAAAGCGTGTAGGCGCGTACTGTGCAGGCGTGCCGCTTTGAATGCCTGCTAAGTCACTAGCAATACCCATTTGCATGGCTTTTTCTTGCTTGCGCTTTTCTTTCGCCAAGTCGTAATCTTCGCGCAGCTTTTGCATTTCAAAGCGATGTTTCTCTAGTGCCGCGCCGTTTTGTTGCGCTTGCATGAGAATTGATGCAGGGTCAAACTGTACTTTGTTTGCCTGCAATGGGATGTTCGGGTCAATTTGAAAAGCCATATATCACCCGTAGATTTTATTGAGTGCGTATAAGTTTGTTAAGCTGTTTAGCCCACCCGTCACCGCGTTAGCTTTAGCCGTATAACCGCTCGCCCTAGCATTAGCTTGTTGGCCTAATATGCCCGTCTGTGCGTTTGATAGATTAGCAAAGGTATTACCAGCGTTTTGAGCATACTGGCCACCTGCTTGACTCATTGAGCCTGCCGCTTGTTGACCGCCTTGTGATAAACCTGCCAAACGGTTGTAATAGTCGCCAAACTCACCACTTGCACGATTGTATTGCTTGTCATATTCTTGACTAGCTAAACCTTGTCCAAATTGTTGAGCCGCTTTCATTTGTGCGCCACTGTAACCCATGCCACGAGCCGCTGCGCTACGGTCTAAGGCTTGTTGACCTTGTTTAAGTTGGAACTGATAAGCAGGATTAGAAGTGTCGAATTTACCGCCTGACAAGCCTACACTTTTAAGATAAGTATCAAACGGATTATTGAGTTGGCCTGAGCCTTTTTTCATCAAATCGCCTAAACGATTAATTCCCCATGTGCCTTGTTCAAGGTATGGCTTGTAGTCGGCTTGCTGTTTTTCCCAAATCTCACGTTGAAGTTTGAGCTGGTCAGCCGCCGATTGAGCCTCTAATGCCGCAGCTCTATCGCCAGCTTCAATCTGTGCATTTACGCCCTTATTTGCTTGATTAGCACCATATAGACTCGCACCAATACTTCCTAAGCCTAATCCAAGTGTACCTAATGACATACCGCCTCCTGTTGCAGCAGCAGCACCTGCCCCAGTTGCCGCGCCACCTGCCGCCGCACCGCCCGCACCTAAGCCACCTAACGCCATTCCGCCACCTAGCAAAGCCCCGCCGCCAGCCATTAACGCTTGATTTTCAGGGGTGAAAGGAATCATTGCAGACAATACAGGGTTATCTCTGCGCCAATCGTCAGCATCACTTGCGACACCGCGCACTTGGTCGTCTATTTTTCTAAAAAAACTACGCAAACCCATACAACCCCCTCGCTATCATCACGACAGTAAATACCACTATTAAGTCGATTCAATGCCGCTTGCACGAACAGTCACCATATCCGCTGTATCAGCAAAGCCTTGAATGGTTTGTCCGTCAGTCAGCCAATGGCCAATCAATTCAGGGCAGGTATAACACTCGCCAGCAGCTAACGACTTGGCGTGTATGATTCTATTTCCCGCGCCTGCACTGCCACCGCTAGCCACAATATGAAACGTAATTGTGTGTACTACTGTATCTTCATTGGTACACGTCAGCTTATCAATACGCGCCTTAACTCGCGTTGCCGTGTACAGTGTAGCGACTGTATTGGCTAGTTGAGCCGAAGTAATTAAAACTACTGGAGTTGTTGCCATATCATTTACCTATAATTTGCGTGTTTCTAAGTGCTAACAAAATAAGATTCAATTGTGTAACTATACTATTAACAGTCGTGATTGTCTCATTTATTGCGTTGAGAGTAGCGATGCCATAAACAATATCTGGAGTGCTACTAATTGCGTTTGTTACGTCAGCAATGGCCGCCTGTGTCGGTGTTTCTTTAACATTGCTAAGTTGAACGGCCATAGATTCAATTTGTTTTTGTAGCTCATATAACTGACTCATAATGCACCACCTAACAACAAAACCAAATCGTCAAGTTTTTTATTAACATCGTCTAAAGCTGTACGTTCGTTAATCTGTATCTCATCAATTTTTTTATTAACATCGTCTAAAGCTGTACGTTCGTTAATCTGTATCTCATCAATTTTTTTATTAACATCGTCTAAAGCTGTACGTTCGTTAATCTGTATCTCATCAAGTTTTTTGTTTATTTCTGATAACTCATCGCGTATTTGAGTTAATAGCACTTGGTCTAATTGTGAGCTGTTTATGCTATCAGCAGCAGGAGTCGCCATGTAAACGTCAATATCATCAATAGCTGTTGTTGTTGTGCCGCCTGTTGACTGCCATAACTGATAAAGCCATGTCTTAAATGCGCGTGTATTGGTCAGGTCTAGCGAGAGGGGTGATGGTATCATGTTCATGTTTTACCTGCCTCCACTTCAATATAACCACCCATCAAAACAGTCTTGACAGGCTCACTACCAAACACTTTATAAACCCTGTCGCGTGATTGGCCAAGCCTAGCCCACATGACGCGGTTTTTACGTTGGCCGATAACGCCTAAACTGGCTTCGCGTGGTGTGATGTAACTATGGCCACCATCATCACTATACGTTAGATATACAAGTGGGCTTGTGCCGTCTTCTAATCCTACGCCTGTTTGAAAATTAAGTACAACGTCTTTGTGTCGGACTCGCTTGTAATCACTGACAATATGCGCGCTTGTTCTACTCCACACGATAGGCAAGCCGCCGTCAGTGTGCGTGTTTTCGTCTAGCTCGAATATCTTACCGCTTTGTGAGTCACCCACCAAATGGCGATTAAACGCAAAGGCATGGTATATAGCCCTATCATTACCTAGCCCGTAAGTTTCACGCACCGACCATGCGGCATCAGGGTCTGGAATTGACGCATCATAGACAAGTGTTTTTTGTGCAGTTGGGAATGTTAAAACATAAAAACTATGGCCGTTTTTTTGGTAAGCGTAAGCAATCGCGTCATCAATACGACTAAACGAATTAATCATGTGTTCTATGCCGCGATTCGATATAATTTGCGGCGTGTATTGGTTTAGTTTATAAATAAGCCCTTGACCGTACACATTGCGACCAAGAAAAAACACTGTGTTGTCTAGCTTTGCAACAGACAATGCCGCAGCACAACCGACCTCCATTTCTGCACCGTCACGTCTCGAAAGTGGGAAGTCTGCACCGCCGCTATTAAACCAAACAGTTGTTACACGTTCGCCAAAAAAGATTGCTTCACGGTGATCAACAATGAATGTCACAAGATTATCGGGGTCGGCTTCATCGCTTGCAAAGTCTAAAGCATCAAATGAGCTAAAATCGTTTAGTGCTGATATGTAAAATTGTTGTGTATTAGGCCGTACAAAGACACCATAGCCGTCTAAGTAATCGACACGCGGTGAGCCATAGAACGCAGGGTCGGTTATTTGTGTGACAACATCTGTATTAGTGTCTAACACATACGCTTTGTTAGTGTAGCTGCTATTAAAACATAGCTGACCTGCATTGTTTGCCGCAATGGTCACACCGCCCAACAAGTCGGCATCACCGATTAATGTATATCCATAACCATCGACAATGGTGGTTATTTTATAAATACTATCACCTGCCACCGCGTACAACACGCCTCTAAATTCACTCATGCCATAAACAGGGCTTTTAGGTAATTCAATAAAGTCTTTTTTGCCATCGACGCGGTATAAAGTGAGTTTGTTATCTTCGGACGGGTCAACCTCAAGAAACATATTAACCGTTTCTTGTGTGTTTTGATTAGGACTAAAGCCTTTGTGTTGACCGCCTAAAAAATTAAACTTCATTAAAAGCCACCGCCTGTAATAAATGTTTTTGAGCCTGCTATTTTGTGCGGAGTTGGCAATAACGCATCAAACCGCGCTAATGGCACAGTCACCATTGACCGCATAACAATTGCTTTAGAATCTTGTGCTAATGCCGCAATCTCAGGCGATACCGCAAAACCATATTCGGGCGCAATCTCAACCGCTAAATTGAACTTTAAAGCGCGAATCCACTCAGGCGGATAAGGCAAATCGTCTGCTAGGGTTAAATCAGTCGCAGGGCGTATGTTATCTAGCGTTAGTGTGCCGTTTGCAGGTACAGGGAATAGATAAATAGTAGATAAAGGGTTATCAGGTTTTAAAACGATATATTCGGGAATAGAGCCGATATTCTTAATGCCAATATCTTGATAATCAGAATAATCTAAAAAGGTTAACGGATAATCTAGGCCGCCTACTGACCAAAACGCATTATAAATAGCAGTCGGGCGTGTTGTATTAATGTCACCGCCTACGCCAATCGTATAAGACAATGAGCCGTTACAAGTATGAGTTACTTTGCCAGTGCTTGCAGATAAAAAACGAGAAGCACCCCATGAGCCAAGCATTAGATTTAATGCTTCTAAAGCATCGCTAGACTCATCAGCCGCAGGAGTTTCAGAAGAAGATATTGCACCGATTAAACGCAGCGTGGCGCGAATTAAATCAGCAGTTACCATGCTACACCTACTTAAAAGAATGGCTCATCCTTGAGCCTTTGGAATTACAATTGATGAACTAAACGACAAGCCAACTCTGGATAGAGGGCAGCAGTACCGTAAAGAATGTCAAAGCGTGACTTCCATTCGCCAGTGTCACCATCAAACCAACGAACAAAGCGCATAGAGATATTGCCGAAACGCTCACGGGCAGCCATATCCACGCCTTTTGGAATATCCAAATCGGCACTAACGAAAGTAAACGCATCTTTATGAAACGCTAAGTTTTGGCCATAAGCGGTGGCGGAAGTACCTAAAACAGTGATTGCGGAGTTATCAGCAATACGGTTAGAACAATTCTGATACGCGCCCCCAGCAATAACGCCAGGTGATACAGTCATCGTGATTGCGCCTGTTGTATCAGAAACATCGCTAACAATAACAAACTTCTTCAACACACCCGTGCTAACTTTGGTTTCAGGGTGAACTTCATAACAGCCTGCAAAAGTGATGCTATCACCAGCTTTTAAGCTAGTGCCGCCACTTGTCCAACCATCAGTGATGATTGAAGATGTTGCAACATAAGCATTATCAGCACCAGTCGAACCTTGAGTTGCACCATTTGTTAATGGAGTGCCGCCGTATGTGCCAGTTGTATGCACTGGTATCATTGTGTTCTCGAACACATCAAAACCACCAGTGCGGCCTACCATGCCTTCACGGTATTGGTCATCAATGTTGCTAGAGCTTTGGAATAAGCCTTTGACAGCGTCGCTAAACTCTACACGGCTTGCAGGGTTTAACAAGAAAGTACGGTCAGAGCTAGGAGCTAAGTTTTCGGTTAAACGTTGACCAGCTTGTTGAAACTTTTTGTAATCAATCTGTGTTGAAACTGTACCAACAGTATTGGGAACGGATTTATACATAGACAGCATTGCTTCATATTCAATGATAGAGGCAAGCTGATTCATAGCAGGTTTAAGAAATTGTTGGCTAAAATCATTCAGGCTTAACGTCAATTCAGAATCGCTAATTGTTAAGTCAACGCCTTTGATTGTAGCAACTGGCAAATTCACTTTACGCTCAATCATATTTTGAGCAGAGTAAGTAGAGCCAGTACGAACTGTAAACTTGTTTGGTAAACGTACATCTAAAGACGTACCAATTTTTGCGCCACCGACAGCAAAACGGCTGTCATATTGACGGTTGATTTTGGTTAAAAAGTTAGACTCAGCGTGTAAAATACGCAAAGCCTCGCGTGTAATAATTTGTGGGGTTAAGATGCTATTCGCCATGATTCAATACTCCGATACGCTTCTCAGCGTTTCTGTCTAATTTGATTGTTACGCCACTTTACCCATTCGTCCATATCAGCAGGCGGCGTGCTATTACTTGCGCCACCTGATACAGGCTTAACAGGTGCTGGGGCGGTCGATACCGCTTTGGGTTTTGGTAAATTAGCTCTTGCTGCAACTTCACCAATAGCCATCAATTGCTGATAAGGTGCGAGTGCTGCAATTCGGTAGGCTTCGCTTGGGTCTTTACCCAAAATATACGCAATCTCAGCCCCTTTGGGGTGCTGTGCAACCGCGTCTAAGGCTACCTGAGCAAATGGTACATCAGCAACATTACTAAAAACCTCGTCAAAATCAGGCGCAACACTTCGTGCTTTATCAACTTTCGCCACCCAATCTTGTGCAATCGCTTGCTCTTGGGTCTGTTGAGCGTGTTGTGTTTGTGTCGCTTGTGCCTTCTGATTAAATTTGTACTCTGCTACTGCGTCAACATATTCGTCTAAAGTGTCAAATTGAGTAATATCAGGGGCTTCTTGCTTTGGTGCAAATTGCGCCTTTAATTGCTCTAATTCAGCTTTTAAACGATTACTTTCAGCAATTGCTTCATACTTTTGACGGGTTACTTTATCAATGCGCTTCTTAACGCCTTCGGGTAGGCTGCTTTCGTCATGCTCTTTTTCGGCTTCTTTGGCTTCAACTTCGGGCTGTTCGCTTTCAGTTTCTACCGTTTCAGCCTCAACTGGCTCGACTACTTCGACCTGTGGTGATGAATCCACAGCAACATCAGACTGAGTAGTATTATCACTCATGGGATAGGGTTTCCTTGAATCGGATTTACACGCGCCTCACGGCGACCTAGTTTTGACTGTCTAGTAACAGTGATATAAACATAATCTATAACAGGTATTTAGTCAAAT